CGCAGCAGCGGCACTAGCAGCAGCATTGGTAGCTGACGTAGACGCATTGCTGGCAGATGTAGAGGCGCTAGAAGCACAAGAAGCCGCCGCTGTAGCTGAGTTAGCTGCATTGGTAGCTTGCTCTGTTACGGCGGTTACTGTGGCGTCAGTTGTGCTATCTCCTGCACCACCAATACCCCTGAATATAGCCATTACTCTTCTCCTGTGTCAGCCTTCTTTGGGCGTCCTATCTTTTTAGGCTCTTCTGCAAGAACTTCTTCGTACTCGCTGTGCTTACGCATCTGTTCAATGTCATAATCACTGCTAAAAGTGAAGATTACATCAGGTGCGTTCTTTGCTCTAAACTGTACTTCCATTCTTTAATTACCTCTCGTGTAAATAATTAAACAAAGGAAAGGGAACCCCCTATGGAGGCTCCCCTTATTTGCCAGCCTTAAGCCGGAACAGCGATAGCAACAGCCGACAGGTCGCGCAACTCAGCCACGCCATACAGCATGTCCGAGGTGAACAACGTGCCCAAATACTCTTGCTTGTACTGGGTTTGCGAACGAACACCCATCTGCTCAGCAAGAACGAAAGCGTCCTTGTGGAACATCAGAGCGATACGCGAGGTGGTAGTCGTAGCCGTGTCGCAGTTGGTAGACACAAACACTTTCGTGCCGTACACGTCACCAATCTGACCGTTACGAATGGTGTTACCACCGCCCACTTCACCAACAAAGGCTTGCTCAGTGAAACGAGCCAAACCCATCAAGGTGTTACGAGCAGCCGGGGGAACAACCAAGTAGCGGCTGTCCATCGGAACGTCTTGGTCATCCAGCGTCTGAATAACTTTACGGATGCCAGCGTCGGTCAGAGCCGTGCCCACATTCGTGCCGTCAACATACAAAGTAGAACCGTCACCGCCGAGAACAGCTTTGTTGTAAGCTGCGGTGCCCGAACCACCTTGAGCGCCACGACCCAACTGAATCAGGTCGGTGTCAACTTGCTTAGCCAAAGCGTAGCCAGCGTCATCGGTGTAGAACCGACGCAGCGAAGCCAGTGCTTGAGCTTCCGTGATGTCCTCAATCAAGCGGCTATACTCATAGTGCTTGTTCACCAAAACCTGTTGCTCAGATTCGGTGGCAGCAATGAGCGTCACTTGGGTGGAAGCAGCCTTAGCAGACGCCGAGCCACGGGTGGGCTTCGGAATATGCAGGGTGTCACCCTTCTTGCCCTTGAAGGACATCTTGTTAACGAGGTTAGCCATAACAAGGTTCTTCTTGTAGGCTGCGATGATTTCATCAGACCACAGCTCAGGAATGAACGTTGCTGCGGTCGTGTTGGTTACATGGTTAGTACCTAGTGCCATGATAATTTCCTTTCAAAATGGTTTTTAGCGTACCCGACCTTCCGCATAAGCCGCCATGATTTCGGGCTGCAAAGCCTCGTAGCGGTCGCGGTCGCGGGTCATAAGTTCAATAATGTCTTGACGCCGATAAACCTTCTTGCTAGACACCTCACCAGTACCTTTAGCCGTGCCAGTGGAAGCAGTCTTGATGGCTTGTTTCCGACCAACCTCTTCAATCTTCTTGGTTGAGGACACCAGTTGTTGCCTCTCTTTCCAAGTAGAAATCAGTTCGTGTGCTGAGTCAAAATCGTATTGAGCATCAGCGCGTCGGAACATCTCTTGCCTAACCTTACTGCCTCCAACCCACTCTTGGAAATCCGCAGAGGTAACAACCTCTTGGAAGTCAGGGTGTGCCGTCTTCAGATTGGCTAGTGCTTCAGCCTTCTTCATCTGTGCAGCAAGCATTTCTGCCTGTTGCACCTTTGGATGCTTCTCAATGGCTGACTGAACATACTTGTCAGGGTCAGCGAAAAAGTCTATTTCGTCTTCTTGCGGGGCTTGTTGTTTTGAGACGGTTTGGCTCTTGATAAACTCATCAACAATACGCCGTAGTTCTCCAACCTCATTACCTTGTTTGCCAATCAGCTTCTCAGCCTCTTGGTGCATCTGAATGATGTCTTTGATGTCCTTGTTGCGATAACGCTCGGGCAAAACCTCCTCAGAGGGTTCTTCCTGCGCTGCCTCAACAGGCTCTTCCTCGGCTACTTGTTCTGTTTGGTCTTCTTGAAGGGTGTCAAACAGTTCTTCTTGTTTACCTTCTTCCTCGTCAATAAATGTTGCCATATTAAACTCCGTGCTAAAAGCATTATGGAAAAATACTATATGGTTATATAACCAACCACTGATACTTGCGGGAAAAAAACTACCCGTTATCAGCCTTTCTTTCTTGTGCTATCTTCTCGTTCCTCTTGCGCTCCCATGAGTAGTAAGCCCCGGGAAAACTCCCAGTAACCCCTTCCAGCTTTATCATAGGTTTGCTAACGATACGATAGGCGGGGGCATCACAAATCCGACACCGTATTGCACGAACTTCTTCGTCCACATAAGCCTCTTCAATGTGCGTACCACAGTCAAATTCGTAGATGCGCTTCATGCTGCTTGCCTCTGAAAGTCGTCATAGCTATTAACAATGGCTTCTTCGTAAGACAAAACACGTTGCACGGCTTCGACTTGACCCTTTCGGAACCAAAACTGATTACTGTCAGGGATGGTAGAAATGTCGCCTAGCACTTCTAGGTTGTCACCTATATCTTCTAGGAATTGCTTCCAACCCTTAGTAGAAAAAAGTTCTAATAGGTTCTCGTAATACTCTTGTAATTCTCTGTCCATGTCCATTTCCCCTCTCTAGGTAGACATGGCGTATTATACCACAAAAAGTATTATTTGTCAAGCATTGCTAAACCTATTGTGGTCTTTTTGCACTCATCTGTGCCATAGCAATGCGTTCGTTACTTTTAATGTCTTCTTCCTTCAACATCAACTCTGCCACCTTGGCGCGACGGGCAAACTCAGCGTCATCTGCACTACCAGCCTCAAGGTTGGTGGACAGGGCAGCAGCCAACTTAGCCTGAACCACCTGTGGCTCCAGTTGTGCCTCAACAGCCAACTTGTTAGCCTTGGCTTGGTTCTCCTGCGTCTGACTCTGTAGCAGTTGCACCTGAGCCTGTGCAGCAGCCAGTTGAAGTTGCAGTTGTTGCTGCTGTGCTTGCTGTGCTTCAGGGTTGGGCTGAGAAAGTTGTTGCAATTGAGCAATCATCTCTTCCCTGTTCGACAGCCCCATGTTGTCAATAACAGACATAACTAGCATTGGGTACATTGGGCTATCCTGTCCAAGGGTTTGGAGAAGTTGTACAAGTTGTGTTACTTCGTACTCACGTGCAATTACACCCAACGAGCTGCTCGGTACAAACTTGAAGTCTTGCACTGGGTAGTTGTCAGGGTCGTATTGCATGTAACGCCAAGCAGTCTTCTGAATCATAGGGATTAAGAAGTTCTCTTGGAAGTTGATGAGGGTGCGCTTGTGACGCTTGATGATGGCACCCAGCGACATAGACACAGCACCTGCCGCAGCCTCACCATTGATGGAGCCGGGGATACCAGCGGCGTCAATCGCCCCAGTAGCCATCTGAACCATTCTCATAAGTTCACCAGCTTGGCTAAACGTAACTTGGTCGAGAGAGCCAAACTTGAATGGCTGCAAAATCTCTGCTGGGTTGCCGTTGGTCAGGATTGTTTTACCGGGTCGTACCTCCAGCTTAGCACCACGAGGCATACGTGAAGCATCCATAGCCAGCATGGGGTGCACAGTGAGGGCTAGGGCGTCAATGCGAGCACGCATCTCTGCATCCAAAGCCTTCTGACTGTTATACCCCTTTTCACAGATGCCACGTCCCCAAAAGCGACCGGGCACAACGTCCCAAGCAAAAGCCACCACAGGGCGGTCTTGCATCATGAAGGGATTCTCCTCCACCTTCAGCAGTACACCGCCATTGGCAATAACAATCATTGCCTCAATGTAGCCCTCTTCTTCTTCGTTTTCGTCGTCCTCGGTCAGGTCGTCGTCATCTTCAGGCTCGTTCATGGCAGCGTTGAACAAATACTTAGGCACCAACCCATAATACTTGGTCAGCCTAACCTTGTCATCGTCAAACGTGCTCAACTCTTTGTCAGCCTCTAGGTCGGTGTCTTGATAGGCTTCACCAACGTCCTCATCACGGTAGATGCCAGCCTGAATAGCCATGTCCACTTGGTGCTTCGGTACAAACTCGTCAATGGCTACACCCAGTGCGTCCTCAATGGAGGAAGCCACGGGGTCAATGAGGAAGTTCTGTGGCAGGATGGGTTTTAGTTTGACAACAACACGAGGGGCGATGTTCACACCGACAGCCTGCATAGCACCATCCATGATGGGCTGCGTTGCTGGCTTCATCTCCTGAATCTCGTCAATCACCAACTCAGCCATACCCGTGCCAAACACTGCGCTGTTCAAGATGCACTCAGCGACAGCCTTGCGGGTCTTGGTGAATTGGAAGTCCTCCATGAGTTGCTCACGCAGGTAAGCCACATCACTGTTGTCTTGGTCTTTGCGGTCATCCTTGATGTCAAACCACTTGCCACGACCAAAGGTAGCCTCTTCCACCTCTGACACAGCAGACTCAACGGCTTGCTGCAAGGCGGGGCTAATCAAACGACTTCTCTCACTCTCGCGGGTCTTGTCCTCAGCAGCCCAAATACCACGCCACAGGCGATAATATTCATCAAACTTCTCTTGATAGTTGCTCTGATAGTGGTCACGCCATCGTTCCACCTTGTCCATCACCCAGTTCTCTAGCTTCTGAGAGGTGAATACGTCTTTATTGTCATCCATGTGTTAGTCCTTATTTAGTAGCCTGCTACGGCGTCAAGCATTTCGTAATCGTCTTCTTCAAAGTCGGTGACATAGCTAACCTTAGCCAACTGCTCTATGTATGAAAGAGAATCAACAAGGTCATCATGCACCAAATGGTTAGGAAATTGGAAAAGTTGGTCAAGAAACTCATGGTTCCACTCCCCCTTGTTCAAAACAACATACCCATTCTCAAACCGCCCTTGCAAACTCCACACAATGCGGTCAGTTTTCTTCTTATTCCCGTGTGTCAACTCGTCAACACGAAAAAATGTCTGATTTCGGCGCATGATGTCGCTGATGTACGGCATAACAGCCTGCTTTGCAATACCTTTTTCAATTCCTACGGCGACTGGCTCATATTTACGCACAGCATCAAAGATTTTCTGTGCTGTTTTCTTTACATCCCAGCGTCCATAGATGATTTCTTTCACATACCAACCATCTTCATTCACCTTAACGATGGAAATGGCTGTATTGTCCAACCGTTTGTTCTTAACCTTCTTAGCGCCCTCATCTTCAAAGCCAGCTAAGTCAATGGCGATGTAATAATCACCCCTGTCAGGCTCGTCTTCGTCAAACTTTACCCATTCCTCTTTAAATAGTTCACCACCCATTGCTTCAAAGGAAGCCATAAACTCCTGACGGAAGGCAAACGATGACATACTTTTCTTAGCTGCTTCAATTTCTGCTGCATCCAAGAGTGGGTTATTGAAAGAAGTAAAGTGGAAAGACGCAAAAGAGCTGTCATCTCCCTTTTCACCATAGAGATAAAGGTCATAGAAGTGATTCCTTCCCATTGGAGTGCCGATGAAGAGCGCCTGTCCCTTTTGGTCGGCTAGTGCAGGACGTAAGATTTGCTCCCACACTTCAGGCTTCATGTCGGCATACTCGTCCATTACAAGAAACTTCAGCGATACACCACGCATTGTCTCAGGTCGGTCTGCACCTTTTAAAGAAATTGTGGCTCCATTCACAAGTTTTATCTGTAAGTTATTAACGTGACTCCCCTGTATAACAGGATGCCCAACTTCCAACAGGGTTTGCCACATAATGTCACGGGCTTGTCCTTGCGTAGGAGCCACATAAAACACATGACCTTTATCAGCTTGCAATGCGTTCACGATGAGCAGGTAAGCAGCCAACCTACTCTTTCCAGTACGGCGTCCAGCAGCAACCACCTTAAACCGTGCCGGGTTGTTCCAAACCTCTTTCTGCCACGGGAGCAGGGAAATGTTTAGTGTCTTATCACTCATCAGCGTTTTGGTCTGAACTTGTTTAGTGGTGTCCCCTTCTTATAACCATTCTTGGCGTAAGAGAGGGCTTCTTTTTTAGTTGCCATAGGGATGTAGTTGCCTGTCCTTATGTTGTACTTCTGTGCATACATGGGGTCTTCAAACCGATGGAGTTCACCTGTAGGCATTTGTACAATAGTTGGGAAGACAATCCACTGTCCTAAATCATCATCGTATTCAGCAGCCATTTCATGCGTTGAGTAGGTGCCGTCCTCATTCCATATCACTGGATACTTCTGAGGATTGTTTATCCTATCTATAAACTCAGGTACTGCTGCCATGTTTACCACTTAACCTTATCAGCCCAGTAGGCAGCACTCATCTTGCCCTTAGCAATGTTCGCTGCGTGTCGTGCCTTGAAGCTGGCTTGACGTGCCGTGGGCTTCTTATCCCCTGTCACCCCTTGCTGTCCAAACCTTATCGTCTTAACCTTGTCACCCTCTTTGGCAACAACAACATGACTTTTCGTTGGGTGGGACGGAGTGCGCTTGGGCTTGTTGTAGCCACTGACACCAGCCCTGCTTAAGCGACTGTCTTTCATGAAAGCACCTTTTTAATATGTTTGTTCTCTTTCATATCATCTTGTCCTTCTTTGTTGGGATGCAAGCTGCATTGAATGGCACGTTGCCGTCGGTGTTGATTCTGTACGCTTCTTGCACACACTGTTCCATTGTTTCAACACTTTTTTCTCCCTGCACCTGTAAGACACCGGGAGAGAGGAACGTAAAGAGGATGATGAAGAATTTCATATCTGAAAATGTGGTGCGTCAATGAAGGGAGTGCGTCCTTGGCTGCGGCGCTTGTCAACATACTCGTTGTAGGCGTCCTTCATGCTGCCCTCGAATTTCCTTATGTCCTCAATATGCCACGCTGCTCCCCACTGCAACGGAACATCAACCATCACAGCGGCTTCCTTCATGGCGTCAGCAACGTCAAAATAGAAGGGGAGTTCCCACACAACATTACCGTTGTCGTAGGCTACCAAGTCCACAGCACGACCAATAATGTGCATACTCTTCATTGTCTTGCTCGCACCCTTGTTTA